CCGAGGAGCTCCTCCGCAAGTCCCCGACGGCCTTCGCCGCGCTCCTCGCGCAGGGCTTCGGCCAGGAGTTCGGCTCGAAGATCCTCAGCGAGCTCCTCGACGGTGACGGCGTCGGCCGCTACGAGGGCATCTGGAAGAGCGGCGCGAAGATCGAGGTCGCGAAGGAGACCGGCCAGGCCGCGGACACGATCGTCTACGCGAACCTCGTGAAGATGATGGCCCGCTGCTGGAACTACTCCGCGGCGTACTGGTACCTGAACCCGACCTGCATCCCGTCGCTCGCGACGATGACCATGCCCGGTGGCCTGTCGCCCGTCTACCAGATGGCGAACGGCATCGCGACGGTCCTCGGCCGCCCGGCCTTCTTCGGCGAGTACGCGAAGCCGATCGGCGACGCCGGCGACTGCACGCTCTTCGTCCCGAGCGAGTACCTCGAGACCGAGGACGAGCCGATCCAGAACGCGTCGAGCGTCCACGTGCGCTTCGTCGAGCACGAGCAGACCTTCAAGTTCTGGACGTCGAACGGCGGCGCGTGCTGGTGGCGCTCCGCCCTCACGCCGAAGAACGGCGACACCCTCTCCCCGATCGTCACCCTCGCGGCCCGGGCCTAGCCCAGGCTGATCCATGAAGCACCGGGGCGTCCTCGTGACGCCCCGGACCTGACTCTCAGCGCTCCACTCCCGCAGTTCGTCCCTCGCACCCCGTCCACAGGAGACACCCGTCATGGCCCTCACCACCCAGCGCATCGGCTCCGCGATCTTCGTGAAGAGCTACGACCACGATCCGGGCGCCACGACGGCGGTCCTGCTCTCGCCGGACGGCGGCACGACCCCCGTCGCGATCGACATGAAGAACTTCGGCGCGATCGGCGCCCTGGTCCGTCCGACGATCGTCGGCGGCAGCGGGATCACGCTCGTCCGGCTCATGGCGTACTCCAACGAAGCCTGCACCGCGGACGGCACGGTCATCAAGACGTCGGGGGCGGTCGCGGCCGACGCGCTCGCGGACAACGTGTGGCTCGAGGCGACGGCCGAGGAGATCGCGCAGATCGCCGACGCCGCCGGCGTCTCGCTCCGCTACGTCTCCGTCGAGATCACGACCTCGACGAACACCGACGAGGCGAACGTCACGATCGTCGGCTGGCAGCCGCGCTTCCCGCGCGACGGCCTGACGGCGACCGCGATCACGTAGCCCTGACGTGATCTGACGAGCCTGGGGTGCGCGGGGCGCCCCCGGCTCACAGCGAGGCCCCGCGGCGCCCACGCCCGACCCGGAGTTCAACCGATGACGAAGTCGATCACGTTCCCGCGCGCGAACCTGTTCCAGGCGCAGCAGCCCGGCGGCGCGCAGTTCCTCTCGGGCGTCGAGCAGAACCCCGGCAACACGTTCTACGTGGACTCGACCCACCCCGCGGCGGCGAACGCGGCGGGCGGCGGCCGGTCGCCCGATGCTCCGCTCGCGACGATCGACTACGCGATCGGGCTCTGCGCGGCGAACCAGGGCGACCGCATCATCGTCATGCCCGCGCACGCGGAGACGAAGTCGGCCACGGGCGACCTCTTCACGCTCGACATCGCGGGCGTCGAGATCATCGGCCTGCGCTCGGGCGCGCTCCGTCCCATCCTGACGCTCACCCATGCGGGTGCGACCTGCACGATCTCCGCGGCGAACTGCCGGATCTCCGGCCTCAAGGTGATCTCGGACATCGCGGACGTCGCGGTCGGCTTCACGGCCTCGGCCACGGCGGACGGCCTGGTCGTCGAGGACTGCTGGTTCACCTCCGGCGCTCTCACGAAGGAGCTCCAGGTCGGCATCTCGATCGCCGCGGCCTGCACGGACGTCAAGGTCCGCCGCTGCCGGTTCGAGACGGTCATCACCGACGAGACGGGCTCCGAGACGCACGCGATCCTCTGCGCCGGCGCGGCCGACGCGCTCGAGGTCTCCGACTGCGTGATGATCGGCAACTTCGGGACCGCCGCCATCGCGGCCACCGTCGCCGCGTCCGTCCGCGTCCTGATCGCGCGGAACCTGATCTACAACATCGACAGCACGAACGGCCTCTGCGTCTCGCTCCACAGCAGCACGAACGGCATCGTCTCGGACAACCGGCTCACCGGCCTGAAGACGAACACGGTGCCCCTCGCGTGCGCAGGGTGCGCGGCGCACGAGAACTACACGTCGGCCGCCGTCAACGAGTCGGGCATCATCCGCCCGGCCATCGAGACCTACGCCTAGCCCGGAGGCCTGACCGATGGCCCTCACCTTCACCTACGAGCGCGAGGTCGGCGGCATCGCCCGCGTCATCGCGGCGTGGACCTCCGACGGCAGCGGCGACGCGTCCGGCACCACGGGCGTGCGCGTCTGCGGCCGCCTGGTGAAGGCGGTCACCGACCCCGGCAGCGCCGCGCCGACGGACAACTACGACGTCACGATCACCGACGACGAGGGCGTCAACGTCCTCACGGCGTGCCAGACCGGCCTCGGGAACCGCGACGCGGCGACCAGCGAGGAGACGTACTTCCTCGTCCTCGACGCCGCGGGCACGCCCCTGGCGCAGTCCGTCCACCCGGTCGTGTGCAGCACGCTCACGTTCGCCGTGGCGAACGCCGGCGCATCGAAGACGGGCCAGATCATCCTCTACGTGCAGGGCGCCCTCGACGGAGCGTTCTGACGTGCGCCTGACCCTCATCACCGCGCCGACCACGGAGCCGGTGACGGTCGAGGAGGCCGCGCTGCACTGCCGGTGCGACCAGGGCGCCGAGGATCTCCTCCTCGCTCGACTCATCACGGCGGCCCGCCAGTGGGCCGAGGCCGCGACGCGCCGCGCCTTCATCACGCAGACGTGGGAAGCGCGCTGGGACGGCTGCCCGGACCGCTGGCCCCTCGAGCTGCCGAAGTCGCCCCTCGTCTCCGTGACGTACGTGAAGTACCTCGACACGGCGGGCGACGAGCAGACGTGGGCCTCGACGAACTACCGCGTGCTCGCGCTCGCGGGGAACGCCCCCATGCCGGGCCGCCTGGCGCTCGTGACGGGCTCCTCCCTCCCCACGACGGACGGCACCGAGGAGTCCTTCTGGGTCCGCTTCGTCGCTGGCTACGGCGCCGCCAGCGCGGTCCCCGCGGCGATCAAGCAGGCGATCCTCCTCCTCGTCGGCGAGATGTACGCGCGCCGCGAGGAAGTCATCGTCGGCACGATCAGCACGCCCGCCACGATGGGCGCGAAGGCCCTGCTCGCGAACTACCACGTGGCGGACTACTGACGTGGCGGCGGGCCAGCTCAACCAGCCGGTGAAGCTCTACCGCCGCGACGTCGCGATCGCTTCGGGCACAGGCACGGTCCTCGAGCAGTTCTCCCCGGCGATCTCGGCCTGGGCGCGCGTGGACCCCGCGGGCGGCGCCGAGGCGCGCGGCGGCGAGCTGCCCCGCGACGAGTCGTCGGTGCGCTTCCGGATCCGGTACCGCGCGGACCTCGACACGACGTGGCAGATCGAGTGGCGCGGCCGCCGCTTCGGGATTGACGAGGTGATCCCCGCCGGTCACCAGCTTCGCGAGTGGCTCGACGTGCGCGCGAGCGACTCGATCGCGGAGAACCCGTCCTCGTAAGCAGGGGCGGATTCTGAGTCTCGACCAGGAGACCGACCATGGCCCGCACCGCTCTCGCCTCCGTCGCCCCCAAGGGCCCGTACCCGGGCACGATCAGCTCGAACCTGCTCGACATCACGTTCACCGCGATGGACGCGAGCAACATGAACACGACGCCGTTCGTCGGCAACCGGATGTTGCTCGTGTGGCGCAACTCTGGCGCCGGCGCGCGGACGATCACGATCACGTCGGTGGCGGACAGCCACGGCCGCACCGGTGACGTGACGACCTTCTCGATCGGCGCGGGCGAGTACGGCGCGTTCCTCGTCGAGCGCGACGGCTGGCAGCAGTCGGACGGCGCCCTCTACACCGCGGGCGAGCACGCCGAGGTTCTCCTCGCGGTGCTCCAGATCCCGTAGACCATGGCGACCGGCGGCGCTGACTACGTCCGCGTCACGATGTCGGGCCTCGACGACATCGAGGCGATGTTCAAGGAGCTCGGCTCGGTCGGCACTGCCGACGTGCTCCGGAACTCCCTGAAGCGGGCTCTCCGGCCAGTCGCGGAGGAGGCGCGCCGCCGCGCCCCGAAGGGCACCGGAACCTACGAGCGCCGCCGGGCTGATGGGTCCGTCGAGACGGTGAAGCGCCCTCACCTCGCGGAGACGATCAGGATCTCGACGCGCCTCAGCGACAGCCAGATGCGCCGGCGCGGATGGAAGCGCGGGCCGATCGAGGCGTTCGTCGGCTCGACCTCGCCGTACGCGCACCTGATCGAGTTCGGGCACCTCCTCGTGAAGGTGAAGCGCGGCGAGCTCCGCAAGCGCAAGAACAGCGGCAAGGGCGGCCGGATCAAGGGCGTCGGCTTCTTCCGTCCGGTCATCAGCCGCACGGTGGTCGGTCACGTCGCCGCGCGGCCCTTCCTCCGCCCCGCCTTCGACGCGAAGCGGGACGAGGTCCGCGAGTTGTTCTTCAAGGGCCTCGGCGCCGAGGTCGAGCGGGTCGCGCGGCGGTACGCCAAGCAGGCCGAGCGCGGGAAGCTCTCCCGCGGCGCGCGGATCGCCTTCGCGAAGGACATCCTCCTGTGATCGACCAGGCGATCCGGACGCGCCTCCTCGCGGTCTCGGCCGTCACGGATCTCGTCGGCTCGAGCACCGCGGCCCGCGTCCACCCGCTGCAGATGCCCCAGCGGCCGACGTTTCCGTGTATCACCTACCAGATCATCAGCGGCTCGCCGCTCTACGGCCTGGCGGGCGTCGCCGGAGTCGCGGAGATCCGGCTGCAGATCGACTGCTGGGCACAGACCACCGAGACGGTGGACGGCTACGCGAAGGCGCGCGAGCTGGCCGAGGCCGTCCGCGGCGCACTCTCCGCCTACACGGGCACGGTGGGCACCGACGTGATCCAGGAGTGCTCGCTCGTGAACCGCCAGGTGCTCCTCGACGGCGAGGCGGGCGTCTTCCGCGAATCGCTCGACTTCGAGATCGCCTACACCGAGTCCTAAGCAGGGGCGGAATCTCGGGAAGTCCAGGAGACGCACACCATGGCGACTGCGAAGCGAGCGTTCGGAACCCTGCTGAAGCGCGAGACGACCCCGTCGTCCGGCACGTACACGACGATCGGCGGCGCCGAGAACATCACCTGGCCGTCGATCGAGACGGACTTCGCGGACACGACCGACATGGAGGCGTCTTCCGCGTTCAAGACGCAGGTGCCGACGCTCAACAGCCTCGGCGACGTGTCGCTCGATCTGTTCTTCGACTCCTCGGACGCGACGCACGAGCAGCTCATCGCGGACCAGGTGGCGCAGACGATCCGCCTGTACCAGCTCGTGTCGAGCGACAACGGAACGTGCTTCTGGGCGTTCAACGCCTACGTGAAGTCCTTCGCGGTCACGTCGCAGAAGAGCGACGTCGTGAAGGCGCGCGTCACGCTCGCCCCGACCGGCGCTCCGTCGAGGACGACGTAGTCCATGGACCGCGAGGTCACCTTCCAGGCGCTCGGCCGCACGCTCGGCCTGCGGTACACGTTCTCGGCGTTCTACGCGCTCGAGCGCGACCACGGCGTCCGCGCCGCGTCGCTGTTCGAGGAGATGTCCGCCCGGCTCGACAAGGTGCCCGCGATCTTCGAGGCGGGCCTGCGGGCCTGGGCTGGGATGCACGGCGTCAACCTAGGCGCCGTCAACGTGATGGCGATCCTCGACGAGATGCCGATTCAGCAGTCGAGCCGGCTCATCGGCGAGGCGATCCTCCTGGGGGCCGTGGAGCGCCCAAAAGCGACGCCGGCGGAGACGCCGGGCGAGACGCCGAGGACGAGCGATGGGACTGGCGCGAGCTCCAGCGCTCCGCCGCCCGCGCAGGGCTGACGCCGGGCGCGTTCTGGGGCCTGACGCCGTCCGAACTGGACGACGCGATCAGCGGCTACCACTGGCGGCTCACGCGCGAGGCGATCGCGCACGCCTGGGCGCGCGAGGCGATCGAGCGCCGCTACCAGCGAGAGCCGCTCCCGAGCCTCGGCGCCGTGATCGAGCACTTCACGGACGCCCCGCCGATGACGCCGGAGGAGGTCGCGAAGCGCGACCAGGCGGCGATCCGCGCTTGGGCGGTCGCGATGGCTGCCATGCCGGGCCAACCCGTGCCCGCGAGAGGTGAGTGACCGATGGCGAACGCGGTCGGATCTGTCCACTTCGAGGCGACGGCCTCGACTGCCTCGATGCGCGCGGAGCTCGACCGCGGCCGCGCGGCGATCCGCAACTTCGGCGAGGAGACGCGCCGCGCGCTCTCCGGCGGCAGCACGGGCCGCGCGACGGGCGAGGCGACGTCCTCGATCATCAAGCTCGGCGACGCCGTGAAGGGCGCCGGCGCCTCGATCGGCGGGTTCAGCAACGCCTTCGCCGCGATGGGCGACAAGGTGAACCCCGTCGTGAAGGGCCTCGGGACGGCGATCTCGTCCCTGGCGATGGGCGGCTTCA